GGAGGGAGTCTGATGCAATTTGTAGGTGACTTGATGAACGAGCCTTGGCTCAAGGCATTTATGTTCCCGGCTTCCGGGCGCATGACTCTGACAGTCAAAGGCGTTCGCAAGGCTGAGGTTACTTTCGACGATCAGGAGCCCAAGCTTCAAACGATCATGTCGTTTCAAGAAATCAATTCCGAACTGACTCTGGCCAAAATCAACGCCATTCCGCTGATCAAGCTCTTGGGTAATGATGTGGCGCTATGGCCTGGCAAGCGTGTGACTTTCTACGCGACTAATCAGGTCATGCCTCACCCGCTTCGCAAGGACGAACCTTGCATCCGCGTTTATGGCAGTCCTGAGATTGACGAAGAGATCAGCTGTGAGTGGACACCGCCAAAACGGCGCAAAATCGTGCAAAAGCTGCACCCTACAGGTGTGTTCAAGCCTGCAATGAAAAAGATTGATGAGGCTGACCCATCGCAGCTTGATTCGATTCGTCAGCGCATTTCGGAACTAAGGGCTTCAAACGATCTTTCAGAGGAGGAGCACAGTCAGCTTATTGCTAAAATCGCAAGCTTGAGTTAAAATATTTATCGCAAGCCAACACCTTCCATGTCTTCCATTAAGGTTGTCAGCGCTGCTGACATTCCAGCACGCACAAGCCGACACATCAAAACAGGCCCATTGCGAGATAAAATCGCTTCTTTGACTCCTGAGACCAGTCTTTTTGTTTCTTATTACAGCAATGAAAGCAATGAAGGCTATAGGGCCAGCACTATCGCTCAGATCGCTGGTCGCATGACCAAGGAGTCTGATCAGTACAAGTTTTCAGTCCAGTCCGAGCCAATCCAAAACGGCTGCTACATCATCTGCAAAGCAAAATCATGACCGATTCATTCTCAGTAAATGGAGCATTATTTCCTCAAACCGCTGAGGACTTAAAGGCTCGAATGAAAGACAAGTACGACCCCTCCAAGTCGTACCCAACTGCTGAGGGCGTCATCAACATTCCTGCTGACCAGGCTTACGCTTTAGCGGAGTACATCATGCAGGGCAAGCCTATTGGTGAGCGCAATGAAATTCCACTCGCTATTAGCGGCTGGAAGAAGCAATCAGCAAGCGGCAAGACTTACGTCAGCCTGTCCTTCAAGCCTCACTATAAGTACGAGAAAAACACTGAAGGCGCTGTCAATGACGCAGCCCAGTCTGTGGCCAAAGCCACTGACGGCAACGTCATAGACGACATCTTTTGAACCCTACCGGGGCAGATTTATTCTGCCCTTTTTTAAAAAATGGCAATTTACAACAGCACCTCTCTTGGCAGGCCAGTCTTAACTGAAGAGCTGCCAAACATGCAGCCTCAAGATCTTCGCAAGCTTTATGACGAGCTTATGGAGTGCATCGATGAAATCACGACTCAAATCGAAGAAGTTTCAAGTTTTGAGACAAAGTACGGCCACAAGCCAGACCGGCAATGGGAGTACAGGGCAAAGAAAAAGCTCAGGATTTCCATGCAGTTTGCGACAAAGGTTGAGGCAGTAAGCAAGCCTCTCCCTAAAAGCTATTCGGATCTTTATCAGGATCATTTTCTTCGCATTCTTCTCGAAGAACTTGGCCCTACTTCACTTAAAAAAATTCAAGATGAAGCCTCAGTGATCGCTCGCGCAGAATCCAATGAATGAAACACCATTAGACATCAGTGTTGAGTCCGTAAAGGGCTTATTAATTGATGCCTACAACAGCTATGAAAAGGCGCTCCAGCGCCGTCATGATGATTCCCGTTATTGGGATGGTTACATAATGGCCTGCAAGCATGTCTTGGAGATGCACAATCAATGACTGACCAACACCCACTGACTGACACAATCTGCGAAGAGCTTTCTTGCTTTCCCTTTGAGGATTGCGATGAAGAAGGGATTATGACGGACATGCGAGCTGCTGCTGACTGGCAGCTTGAGAAGGTGATTACAGCCTGGGAGCAGTGCTTGGAATCACCAAGGACTGACATTCAGGATCTTCTTGATTTTGGTCAAAAGTTGAAAGCAATGCGCCCAACAAAACCACAGGAGGACTCATGAATGAGCCAAAGGGATTAAAAACCTACCCAATTTTCAATCAACCAGAACCTTCTGACTGGAAGTGCTATTTATTTGGAAACAGACCCGATGGCCAAGGGATTATTTACTTTCCAGTAAAGGGTCAAGTTCCAAATCGTTTCGTAAGATTTATGATGAAAATTTTCTTCTCCTGTCTTTGGGTTAAGGAGGACAACTGATGGAAACAACCATTGTATTGACAGAAATGGCGCTCATTGTGGTGGCCATTTCTGTGTCTTGGATTTCAGTGAGAGTCTTTGGTACTCCAGCCATTCAAGCCGCTTACGATTTAGGTCGTGAGGCCCAGTTGGAGCAGGCAATTGAGTGGCTTAAGAATTGTAATATGGACCATAGCCTGAGCTATGACGGTGAATACCGGAGTGATCGCTACTTAGTGGTCAATGCCTTCAGAGAAGCAATGCGCCCAACAACAACAACAACACAGGAGGACAACAATGACACATAACAACAAAGATTTGACACCCTCTGAGCCAACCCACCAGTCGAGCGCTTTCAAGGACTCCATAGAGATCCAAAGCAACTTCGGGATGTTGACCACCCTTTTTCATTTTGCTCGCAAGGCAGGGTACATCAAACCCGATGACATCATTTTACCAACAACACAGGAGGAAAACTAATGCCTAATCTCAAATTTAGCCTTTTAACCCGCTTGCAATTTGCGTTCCTAGCAATGATTAGCCCTCAACGTCTCGTCACTGCAATCACAGCTGGATTCTTGTCAGCCGTTGATTCGTTAGACGAGGATGAACTGAGAATGCTCGTAAAGGAGATCAGCAATGAAAATTGACCCACGTTTTCAGGTTGGCATCTTGAGCCGAACCAAAGATCCGGCCACGCTTTGCTGGCAAGCGATGCATCAGGACTATTCAGAGGGCTGGATTTTTTATGACGAACCCCTTGGGGAGCCAGACGCTGGTGATCGAATTGTCAAGCACCTACTGCTGGGAGGTCGCGGCCATTACGGCCCACTCGAACACGCCAGCATCACGTTCGCTGTTGGCTATTTTCCCCACTCGGTGATCCAACAAGCACGAACGCACCGGGTGGGCACCAGCTGGGACGTTCAGTCGATGCGCTACACCGGCCAGCGCATTGCTGCTGTGGCTGAGGGCATTGTCGATGTCGAGGAAGCTTTCTACCTCCGGCCTATTGGTGACTACACCAACCGCCAAGGCAAGCGATACACATACGACGAGCGACTACGAGCTAAGGATCTGCAGCACTGCGAGGATTCTGCTCGGCGCTATAAGCAAGCTTTGGATGCTGGTATTTCGGAGGAACACGCTAGAGGAGTGCTGCCATTTGACTACCGCCAACATTTTGTCGTAACGTTTAACCTCCGCAGCCTGATGCACTTCCTTGACCTACGGGGCAAGACTGATGCCCAGATAGAAATTCATCAGCTGTGTCAGTTGATGATGCCTCATTTCGAGCAATGGATCCCATCAGTTCACGGCTGGTACACAAAAAATCGCTGGGGCAAGGCCCGTTTAGCACCATGACAAAAGAATCACGTCGCACTCCGTTTAAGTTTGCCGTTGGTGATCGAGTTGCTGAAAAACCTCGCATTCACCTGGGCATTGCTGTTAAGGCAGAGAATCAGCGCCGCTACTCCTCGCGGGTTGGCACCGTAACAGAACTTAGGACCAAGACCAGAAAAGATGGCCATCAGCGCAAGTATCTTGCTGTGCGCTGGGATGGGTTCAACTCATCATCTGAGCACGACCAAATGAGAGTATGTGCAGCCAAGGAACTGAAGTCCTTGGAGGAAGACCTGATTTTGAATCACGATTGAGCGATGAATTTATCCGAAACAGGTATAAAATTAATCGCACACGGGGTGGAATCGTACTTCAAGCCCTGGTATTTTGATGGGAAAGTTGTCTATTGGGGCAATTCGGAGCAGACTGAGTCAGACGCCCAAGCTTCAGCGCAAGAACTAAAAGCTTTTTTTCTTGATCGCCCCAAATGACAAGCCATCGCTCTCATTCCGGCAAATTAAACATTTCCGAAAAAAACGGAGAATGGATTGCGACTATCAAGACCGATTCTGATGTTTTCGAGATAGGTCTAAACGCAGTCACAGCTGAAAGCGCAATACTGCTAGGCGAGCAGCTTTATGCTGATTTGCGAGCGGTTGCTAATCCAAAGCCGTATTGTTGGCAGTGCCTGCATTGGAAGTTAGTAAAATCAGAATGCAGTCTTGGTTTTGCCGAGGGGAAATCAAGTGGCGGAAGATTTGCCAGCCAATGCTCGGCCTTTTGGATCAACGACTGAAGTCCCTAGCTGGGCGATAGATTTTGGCAATGGATTCTATATTGAGATCTTGCGCGATAACGAGCAAGGCGTTCACTACAGGTCTTGCGGCCCAGGTGGAGCAATTTGCAGATATTCAGATAACTTTTGGCGTGCAAAAACTTACTTGTATCACATGATGAGCCCCTAAATCTCGTCTAGTGTTCCATGCTCCATCCAGTATTTGATATGGTCTTCACGCTCTTGACTCCAAAAAGGCTGACGCCTGAACCATTCCCATACAGGTTTGTCGCTCTTGGATCCGTTGCAAAACCTGCAACAGCATAAGAGATTGTTAGTGACGCTCATGCTGCCGCCTTTGGATCTTGCAAGAATGTGATCCAGCGTGTCACCGGGCTGGCCGCAGTAGGCGCAGCGATTATCCCATTCGTCTAAAATCTGCTTTCTGAACCTGTGTTTGCTTGCTTTTTTAGGTACAAGTTCAGAGCCTATGATCTCATGACCAATAAAGCCGCCATTTAACGGCACAACTTCTAAGTCAAAACTTACTATTTCTTCTGTCAACTCTTCAAGTCTTGAAGCGAAAATTTCACTAAACTCTTCAGGGTCTTGGTCCTCTTTTGCCGAGGTCAGAAACATGATTCTCGCTGTTGTCAGATAGCGCTTTTCGACTTGATAAGAATTATTATTTTCCGGCACCCTCCGAGGGCACATGTGAGGATCGCATACCCATCCATTTTTTTCATGCTTCATTAGGTCTGTGCTGAGGTACTCCCGGCACAGACTGCTTCTTCGACACTGCCTGAACTCAGCTGCCACTCACTGCCGTCATCAGGCTTCCTAATGGTAGCCAAGCACCCTGCTTCACCCTTTGCTGCCCTGTACCCTTGCGTCACCGTTATAGCGCCCCGTCTTTGAGTAACTATTTAGAGGAGTTTCGCTCATCCTCATGAACACGATTTGCCCTATTTTTAAGCCAGGGTATAGCGGAAGATCGTAATGTCGCCTTACGTTTACTAGCTCAAGCGTAAGCTTACTGTTGCAAAAGCCTGGATCAATCCATCCGGCAAGAAGATTTTCGTACCCCTCCCTGGCCCTGCTCGATTTCAGTGCAAACTGAGCGCAAATGTAATCAGGTATTTGCTTGAAAGTTTCATGCGTTTCGGCCAGGACAAATTCTCCTGGGGTCAAGCGATAAGGGTTCTTTTCTGTCCGGCTGGAGATGTCAACATGGAGCAGGTCTTTCTGCCCTGCGACTTCAATCATCAATCCACTGCCCAGCCTTACATCAAGCGAGGCCGGGTTGATTAGATCTTCAGACCAATCTTCCATCGCTCCGCCGTAGCAAAGCGATTTAATTTCCCAGTCACAAAGAACAGTCATTTAATAATCCCAGCGTATTCTTGGCCTGCCTTTTCTAATTCCAAGATGAACGAAACCTTTATCCGCACCATATCCTAGACTATGAAGCCAGTTTTGATCACACCAATCTTGTACGTCGTAAATATCAACACCTTGCACGTAAAAGTCCACAGCGCCTTCCCCGTACCGATACAGGTGCTCGGATCCGCTTGCTCCGCCGACTGAGCGATTAATTGCCGGTGGCCTGTAGCCAGACGTGATGATGATTGGCTTCCCGTCAAATCTGACGCGAACACGCTCAAGGAATGCCGCCAGCTCAGCGGCCATATCCACTTGGTATTGATGCTCAAACCTGCGTGCCTCTTGACCCAGCGCAAATTCACCTAGCGTGATATGTGGCGTTAGCCGGGTGCTAAATGGTGACTCTGGCCTGATCTTTGCAGGCTCTGGCGCTGCAGCCTGTTCCCCAGCCCACAACATGCCCTCAGCTTTGCGCCTGCGCGTAAGGCCAGCTTCAAACGCGCTGCCCGGATTGCAGTAGAGCAGCAGCGCACTCGGCACGCTCTTGTAGGTCCGCTCGCGCAGGCAACGGCTAATCGTCTCAAAGCCTGGTTGCCCGTAGAAATAGCTCCCCAGGTTGTACGCGAAACTGATCAGCACCGATTGCTGATTTTCCTTCATGGCGGACCAGTACGGAATCGACCCGGCCAATACCCTAACAATCCCATCAATCGTTTTCTGCAAAAGGGCATCGCCGTCCTCTTGGCTGATCCGGTCGCCAGGAACTACCGGTGAACCGTCAGCCTTTGTCGTGTTCCCCCAGCCCAGTGACCACACCCCAGCGGGGCAGAGGTACGCATCGTGATGGAAGCCTTCAAACTGCTGGATCAGTGCGATTGCCCCTTGATAGTCGCGCTGTTTGCCTGACTGGCTCCACGTCGCAAACCAGCCCCGATCGCGACGCATCGCGACTTCATAGCCATTGGCAGCTAGATCCGCTTCTAGCTCCTGAATCGCTGCGGTTTGATGCGGCAACTCTTTGTAGTACCTGAAAAGCTGCTCAAGGCTGATCGGTTTGCTGTTCGTCATTACTCCAGGGTGATCTTATGTGGAGGTCGTCTACGCGCTCAGGTGGCGGCATAGTTGGCGGTTGTGCTTTATGCCAGCGTTCAACCTCAGCGTCGATACGAGGCTTTAACGTGGCCTCGAACTTACGGCGCTGAATCTCGCGCTTCAAGCCCTCAAATGGTGATCGTGTCGAGAATCTCAGCAGCCACCGCCCGTCGGCGGGTATTAGTCCTTTTTTGTTTTTAGCGCGTGAAGCACTTGAAAAATCAACTGGATTACAGAGTTTGATTTTAGAGCTGGTGACAATGCAATAACCTCAGATGCCGCCGCAACGATGATCCATGTGATCGGGGAAGTCAGAATCTCTTCGATGCCCATGAGCTGCTCTTTAATCTGGATTGATTCTAGCGCTATAGCTCTCCAGCACAATTATTCGGTTGCCGTGATCGTTTAGGCGTTCGTAAATTTCGCGGCGGTCAGCAGTGGCCTGAATTTTTTCCGCTTTCATGTCCTGATGTAAATCTTCCAGCTTCATCGCTATGGATTCAACGCCTGCTGTGAGGCGAATAACCGCTTCACGGCTTTCGCTGGTGCGTCTGGTGAATCCAGAAACGCTCATCCCTGCAATACCAAGAGACGCGCCTAAAATTGCGGCGTAGATTTCAATCACGGCTGACGCGCTCCTTCCCCGTCACTTTAGCGGGTCAGGCTTGCCATTCAATATTGTCACAGCTCGTCGATAGAACATGGAGTCAGTTTTCCCGGCACTTTCTAGAGCTTCTTTTACCTTTTTCCAATTTTCGTAAGTGCGGGAATCCATCAACCTTTCCCTTGACCGCGATACTTCCTCCCGTTTTTACGACCATGCGAAGACTTGCTGTTTAAACCGTTGCCTTGGCGTGTTTTTTTTGGTTTGCTCACAACGAATTGTGCGCCGTTCAGGGGCTTGGGTTTAGCCATTGATGCTTATTGCCTCTTGGTCTTCCGCTCCAGGCTTGCTGGGCATCATTGGGTCAGGGCGTTTTATTAGGCCCAGGGAACACCGGCTCCTGTGGTTGGAGTGCGCTTTTCAGTCAGTTGATTATCCAGTGCAGTTTGGATTTCAGTGACCTTTTCATCACCACCAAGGGCAGCTTGTACCCAAGCGATGCAGTTCGCTTCAGTTACGCTGTCATAAGGGATCATCGTCTCAGGATCAGGTGCTTCAAGACCGATTGAGCCATACGCACCAGCCGAATAGACGCCATCATCTGTTACGGCTGTAACGGTGTAATGGAGCGTAGAGATTACGCCATCAGCCAAGGTGCGGTCGCATTGAGCAACCTTCCAGGTATAGGTGTTTGCCATGAAAGAAAAGCAATAGGGTTAGTGTAGCCTGAGAACCCCGCTGTAACACGGGGCGGGTTGCCGCTAGGCGATACCAGCATCAGTTAGGCGTTGTTCTAAGGTTTCGATCTTTGTCATAGCACCGTCTGACTTAATCCTCATCCGCTCCAACGGAGAAGACGACCCATCAGCAGTAGTGAAGGGGACTAAGCGACTTTGACGATGATGCGAGCACGCCCGTCATCTTCAATGGCAATAACCTTACCAACGGCACGCATGTACTCAGCAAGAGTTAGGTCAGCTTCATTCTTGGCAACACCTTCAATGCCACCATCAGCAGCCTCAGTAGGAACAATGTACTGACCAGGAACTGCGCCCATGACGTTGACTGGCACCTGACCAGCAAAGGCAATGCGATCAACAGTTTTACGAACTAATTCCAAGCCATCAGTATCATCTTCATATCCGGCACCCCAACCATCATTTCCGACATATGAAGGATTTGTGGATTTAACAAGGAAACCAGCAGATTCTTGGTAAATAAGAGTTAGTAAACCGTCAGATGTAACTCCACATATATCACCTTTATTAATGGTAAAATCACCAGCCTTTACCATGTACTCGGCATAATCCGCGCCTGATGCGTTGATTGTTCCACCTGCGTTAATAGATCTTCCAGTAGTGGAGTTAGCATTTGTCCAATAGACTGTACCAGCAGCATTTCCAGCCGCTCCATTATGGAAATAGAATTTATGATTGACGCCGCCAGATCCGCCAAAAGCTGTAATTTCTGATGCGAGTGTACCACCATTATTTACAGTAAAAAACTCGGAGGCATATGCCAATGCGGATCCTATGCGAATATTTCCCCCATTTGTAATCCTCATCCGCTCCGTCGGAGAACTCGCCCCATCCGCAGTAGTGGAGAACACTAGGCGGCCTGGGCAATCATTATTTCCAGGTGTCCCATCAACTGAAGCCACAATCGAAGCAAACTGATGGTTAGAGTCTGTTCCGTCGTATCCATAGAAAGCGATTGAACCGAGTTGATCGCCGTTATCAACGACTACAGGAGAAGCGGCTGTTCCTCTGGTGGATCGAAGGTTAATCTGCGGACCGTAAATATCAGTGACAGAGCGGCTCAAGGACAGGGCGTAGCCAGATGCAGAATCTGTCGAAATTTCTAGCTGTGCTTGGCTATTGCCAATCGTTTGCGCACTAGACGTACCAATTAAGAGCCTGCCCGAGCTGTCGATGCGAACGCGCTCTGTGGTTCCATTGGTTTGAAACAGCAATGCGTCGTCGCTGTTGCTGTAAAGCACACCTCCAACAGTTGTACCGTTGTCACCAAAACTAACCCCTGTGTTGCTGCTTGAGTTAGTGCTGTCGATAAATATCCGCGTCTGGTTGCCAGTTACGTGGATGTTTTGAGCGGGGCTCGTAGTCCCAATCCCCACGTTGCCCGAGCTGTCGATTCGTAGGCGCTCGCTACCAGCAGTGCTGATGGCTATTGTGTCCGCTCCAGGTGAATAGATGCCAGTGTTGGTATCAGACCCTGGATATAGCGATGGCAGGGCAGCCGTACTAAGCGGGAAGCTGACTTTTCCATCGGCAGAAATCAACCCGGTGGTAGTAACAGCTTGGCTACCAAAGTCTGGGCTGATCTTTGTGCCAGCAATCGCAGCCGAGGCGTTGACATCACCATCAACAATCACACCTGATGCGATCGATGTAGCGATACTTGCGCCGCTGGTTAGGTCACTGCTGACAGTACCTGTAACGTCGCCGGTAACGGCAAATGTTCTGTTGCTGCTAAGTGCCGTAGCTGTATCGGCATTGCCGGTTAGTGCGGCTGTAATCGTGCCAGCCGAGAAGTTTCCTGTTCCATCCCGCGCAACGATTGCACTTGCGGTGTTAGCGCTGGTGGCTGTAGTGGCACTGTTGCTGACTTTACCTGCAGTGCTGATTGTGTCGAGGTAAGCATCATCAATTGCAGTGCCTTGCCAGGTGCCGCTGCTGATCGTGCCGACGCTGGTGAGGCTAGATCCAGTAACACCACTACCCAGCGTGGTGCTGTTCAGAACTTCAGTGTTATTGATGCGGTAGCTTTTGCCGCTAGCTAGATCGAAGTTTTCGCTGCTGGTCCAGCTATCCGTTGCATCAAGCCAGTTAAGGGTTTTGTCGGTAGCGCCCTTTAGCGTGATGCCGCCGCCGTCTGCTGTGCCATCGGTTGGTGATGCAACGACGCCAAGCTCGATATTTTTGTCTTCAACCTTGACGGTCTCGGTTTCAAGAATCGTCGATGCACCTTCAACAGTTAGATCGCCAGCAATGACGACATCACCACCAACATCAAGCTGCGTGCCGTTAAAGGTCAGCCCAGCATTGTCCTCTAGCTCACCGCTAGTGCCCGCCAGTACCACACGCCCGCTGATCAAGTCACTGACTGCAGCACTAGCCAGCGTGGATTGACCGTCAACTCCGAGCGTGCCGGAGGTAGCAATGTTGCCGCTGGTGTCGGCAACAGTAAACGCACCATCAACATCAATGCCGCCGTCAAGGCTTGCAAGACCGGAGACATTAAGTGCAGCGTTAAGTGTGGTGACACCAGTTACATCCAGCGTGCTATCAAGCGTTGCTGCACCAGTTACATCCAGCGTGCCAGGCACATCAACATTGCTGGTCCACTCAACGCCAGTGCCAGCGGCATCGGTCTGCAGCAGCTGGCGAGCGCTGCCATCCTGCAGTTTGTAGACCGGCAGCTCGCTGATCGTCGCAGTGCCGTCATTGGCAACATCAACATCGCCGTTCACGATGCCGACAATTTCGCCGACAGTGGTGCGCTTGGTTTGACTGGCGCTGCTGTCTGTCACCGGCACGAGGTCGGCGGCATCAGGCGGGGTGAGAGCAGTTAGCTCGGAGATCTTGATGTTGGCCATTACGAAGCAACCGAAACAACTTTAGTTTTATAGTCGGCGATGATTTCAGGCGTCCAGAAAGCAGAGGCAGCTTTTTGGACCATTTGAGGTGCATCGCTTAAATCTTGTCCGGGAAAATAGCATGACTTAACATTGCTGGCGGCAAAAACCGCGTCATTTTTGTAAATTAAAATATTGCATTGGCAGTTAATCACACCGTCGCCTAATACTTCAATTTTTTCTGTTGAGGACTCAGAAAAAGGCATGATGGGAAAAGGGCAAAGGAACAAAATAGTTTTGAGCCGTTCCGGGCTTAAGACGCATAAGAGGACAGGTAACCTTTGGCATATCTATTGTTTGCGTTAGGATTTGTTGCGGTGATATTGTAGGTGTTATCTCCATTGTCTACAACTGCAAAAGCGATGCCGGTGCCATTATTCAAAGACAAAGAATCTATTGTTCCGTCTTCGTTTGTTACATTTATTACATAGAAGCTGGCAAGTGTATCATTTGCGTTGTGACCATAGCATCGCCAGGATTCATTCTGCCCATTAGTTAATGGTTGATTGGTGACCACAGTGACAGTAGATGCATTGATAGGACCAACATCAAAAACAAGAGAATTGCCAACGGGGCCAACAGGGTCAGAGTTAGCGACATTACTTCCAAAACAGTTAACCTTTGTGATTGTGCCGGTAGTTGCTGTAGTAATTCCGCTAAAAATGCACCCTGTAGCACTCACAGTTCCAGAGGAGCGTCTTATGCCTATAGTTTGATTTGCTCCTTGCTGATTAGCAAAATTACAACCTAAGAAGGAAAAGCTGCCTCCTCTAATATCAGCACCATTCCCGCCGGACGATCCACTAACTTCCTGATCTGCAAACAGAGTATTGCAAATAGTTACTGTAGAAAAAGAGTCGCTTGGTGAATAAATGCCTGCTGATGTTGTCGCAGCGTTTGTCCCATTACTTCTAAACTGTCCTTGGATTGTTAATCCAAGCCCGTTTGTAATATACGCCCCGTTTCTGTCGTTGCTGACTACAGCAAGTTGTGAAAAATCTAGCGCTTTAGTTTGATTTGATTGCGCACTAGCGATTGTTCCCGCCCCGCCGCTGCTAGTCGTGAACGTTTCTGACGAAGAAAACGATCCGCTGATTTCGTCAATCTCTACGCAAATGCTGGTTTTGTCACTGTTAATGCTTACGACCGGAACAGTGGCGCCGCCGGCAGTTGTCAAGGTATCGCCCTCTGCAATCGCGCCAGTGACACCGCTTACAGCAAGTGCGCTGTAATTTGATACACGCAGTCCAGATTTTTTTAAGTTATTACCGCTTCCACAATTATATAAATAGCACTCGTGAAAGCGACTATTCAGAACTGTTGTGCCTGCAGTCATGCCGGAAATCGAGTAGTCAGCAAATCGAGCGCCGCAAAGCAAGCCATAATCACAGGCTTCAACGTAAATATTACTTGCATGAATGCCTTGCCCACCATTTAACAACATGCCATACTTTGTATTGCTAAACCAGCAGTTGGTTACTGTTAGACTGGTACCGCCAAGCGTAATTCCAACTCCTGTCCGTGATCCTGTTGTCTCTAGAACACGAACATTTTCCACGTAGCCCTCATCGGAACCAGCTGTTGAGATTCCAACCAAGGCCGAGTTTGCGCCCATCTCAAAAGTAGGCGACATTGTGCTTTGTCCACGCAATGTCAACTGTTGTCCGTTGACGGTCTCGTTTAGATTTATGGTTGTAGTGAGATCGTAGGTGCCGCAGGGCACAGAAACAGTCGTTTTGTTGCCTCCGCATTGAAAAGCCTTGTTTATTTTTTCGCCTATGTCTGACCCATTAAACCATAAAGGATTCAACGAGTTAATGTATTGATTAAAACTTGTTGTGTCTGAATTTCTGATTTTTAGCTTTTGCGCGGCGGGGTTTGCCTCGTAATCAACAATAAATCCGCCACCTTGAACATCGATTGGGCCACTTAGTAATACAGCAGTGCTGACGCCCGTGCAGTCAAGTGTGCCTTGCAAAATGAGCGTTTTATCAGAAGTTGCCGTGACGGTTCCATTTATTAAATACGTGCCAGCCGGAACATATATGACACTTGAAGCGGCAATGGCTGCTGTAAACGCAGAGAAATCATTTGTTAGGCCATCTCCAGTCGCACCAAAATCTTTAACACTCACCACATCTTGCAGCTTTGACTTAACGGTGCGCCGCACAGCGCCAGTGCCGCTCTGCGTAAACTGCACACCATCGGCGGTGCCGGTAGTGGTGTTCTGAAACTTGCGGATATTGCCTGCGGTGTCCTTTGTATACAGCTCAGCATCCGCCGCGTTAATTGCTATCTCACCCACATCAATGTCACCCGCTGCAGGTGGCGTGCCAGTGGCGGTGCTGTGTTTATGCGTAATCTTGAGCGTCATAATGCTGCGGCGCTGTGAGTGCAGTCTAGCCTTCTCTCAATTCTACTTCCCTGACGGTCACGAAGCTAGCTGAGCCAGTGATAACGTCTGCCGCTCGAACGCTGACAGCACTGCTCGTCAGCATGATCTGCGCTTTGTAGTACAGATCACCGGATTCTAAGCCCGTGCTGTAGCTATCGCGATTTAATGCGTCGCTGTCAATCATCCAGAATTGGGCCTCAGCTTCAGACTGCTCATTGGTATTCAAAAGTAAACGCAGCAAATTGCTGGTGCCAACAGTTGCAATGGCTTGAGCTGACCAGACAATGATTTCACTGCGTGGCGTGATATTCGCATTGTCATAGGCGGCTACGCCTGGATTTAAGCTTGAGTCGTTGTAATTCGGGCCATAATCCGCAATGCTGCCAGCAGTGCCGACGATATCAGCATCGGCGTAAGTTATGTTTTGATCTACGTCAACAAAACAACGCGCATTTGCGTAGCGACTTTGGCTAATAATTGCCGTATTACGAGTGTCGTTTGCTTCGCGCTCAATTAAGAAATCAAACGAACCACCGCCTTGTATTAGTGATTTGACGCCATCAAAAAACTTGTCGCCAAGACCAGTGGTATCGATTTCGTTTGAGTTTAAGCTCAATTCCCACCCCTGCAAACATGTCTCTAGCTTCCACTCATTGACCAATCGCAATTCAATTGGAGCGGTCGGGTCTAGCGTAAAAGCGGCTTGGCTGATGTTCTCGCGTGTTGAGTCGTTCGCACCAGCCAGCGCCGCCGAACGAGTGCGGTAGAACGACAGCCGATTAAGCGGGTCAACGTGAACGTACAAGCGGTTGCGGTACGGCGTAGTGTCCGCGTCTGACTGCACTGCGATGATGTCGCCGCTCTCGGTTGTCAGCGCGTCGTTGCTTTCAGTTGCCAGCCATCGATACGGACGCAACAGTGCAGCAGGATATGCCGTGCTGTAGCCGACGAGTTCGGGATAGTCCTGGTAGTCGTAAATGTTGGCGTAGGTCGGAATCAGCGGTGCATCCGCAAGATCCGCGTTCGGCCAGTTATCAATACTGGCGACCTCGACCAGATCGCCACTGCGAAAGCCCTGCGCCGTCAGCGAGATAATATCCTTGTCTTGGTTCAGCGCAGTGACATCAACAGCAACAGGCGTTGGCGCCGAGCGGTTGAGGACGATCTTGCCGAATGTGCCGAGGACTGCCATTACGTCGAGGAGATGGTCAGGCCACCAGTAAACGTAAATGCAACATTTGTGCTTGTAACGTCACCTACAGTCACGGTTGAACCAACACTGGTAATCAACACACTGCCTGAAATCGTCTTGCCTGTGGTCAGCGTCAGTGTTGCGGTAATACTACTTTGCGAATCGGTATTGATTTTGGCGTAGACATCATCAAGCAGACTGTTTTCATAAAGCAAAGTTGCACTACCTGACGCGCCACGCAACCCCGTCACATACGCTCTGCTTGATTCACCTAAGTTTGTGGTCTCCAGTGTGTCGCGTGAAATATCAATGCTTGCGTCACGAACCACAACCGTCGAGTCGAGCCCGGTGATCGCAAAGTTGCCTGTTGTGCTGGTGACTGCCATTTTGTACTCCTTTTAGCTCATTCTAAGCTCTGCTGTCAATTCAACAGCCACATTGGAACGACCAGGAGCAACGCTTTCAACTTGTGGCGAGGTGCCTTCGCTAAAAGACCACAGCAAACCGGCCCCTGTAGCCGAGGCATTCAGCCAGCTTTGCAATGTTGCATCTGCTCCAGCAAATATCTGCGCCGGTAATGTCAGGCTATCGACTGAACCTTTTGCTGCGTTGTATGCGCTAAGGATTGCCGCTGTGTTGGTGTCGTTGACGTTCCCAAATGTCAGGTTGAGTTTTGCCTGGCTGGGCCTGCTGCCCCACAACCTACGAGTGATTACACCAGATTGTGACATCTGTGTCTTGGTCGGCCATGTTGGCGCAACAAAGCTGCGTCTTGTTGGTGCAATGCTGGGAAATGTTGTCGCCATCAGTCTTGAATGCTCCAGTTACCAGCGGTATCGAAACCATCTGCTAGCTCCAGAATGTCTGAGCTGTTAGTTGGCATGTGTACTGCTTCAATTGTAAACGTGCCTTCTTCAGTTGGAGTTATGCGCTCAATCTGATAAGTGCGAACTTGTGTGCTGGGAAGCTTAACCGTAAACACAACTCCTACAGGCGTTGCTGTTGTGCCGCTGTTGCTAACAACCAGCGTGGTGTCAGCTGGTGCTGTATCGGCGTCACCGTTCCAAGCAATTACGGTATAAGAACCATCAGTTAATGATTTTGTACTGACTAATGCACCCTCAGGCGTTACAACGCCATTATTGAACTCATCGTACTCAGTAGCGTCCATGCCCACTTTGATGTAATCGCCCGGCGCCATTGCCATCAAAACGCCTTCATGAGTCGTGGTAAACGAAACAGTATGAGTTGGGATGCGCCGCATACGGATAATGAACTTGGCCGCATCGATCGCATGGTCGCGATTCGTGCAGTAGTCAGACATATCGATGGTTTCTAGCGCGACACTGGAGCTGGCGGATGATTCACGCACCAACACTTCGCGAACGGTTGGGAACATGCCAGGGTTGTCCAGATTTGTGCTTGCCCGCTCTTCGCGATAACGAACCGAAACCTGGATCGGGTCACGTTCCTCAGGATCAAAATATTGAAGCTTGAAGCTATTTTCGACGATATTGCCTGCAGTAAAAAGGCCCGTGATTGCCACAGCATCAAACTGCAGAGCTGGACGCAAGAAGAATTTGCCGTCAGACTCGCCAAATATCAATAGATGCGTTGCAGCAACATCAGCGCACCATTGACGGATGTTGATTTTATCAGCTATTACGCCATCAAAGAAATATTTGCGTTCATAGCACCAAGTGGCTGCAGCTGTGAACTCAGTGAAGTTCACCATGTCGTCAGTAATTAAATCGCCTCTCCCGTAGGTGCTGTTGGTCATTAAGTCCAACACAATGTCTGGGAGTAAATGCGTTGCACCTACGGCCAAGCTGCTCCGCAGTTGACGGCAGGTTTTACCGCCAGTCACATAACAACTAAATTGGCTGAATTGTTGCCATTCCACTGACGAATTTATGTTGACGCCTACTAATGCGAGGTTGTCGTAATTTGCTTGAGTAGAGTTTGGTACTATCTCATTAATGTAAACAATTTCATGTTCTGGCCCTTTCTCGGCAGAAGATGAAATTTCTTCATACACAAAACTTTCAGCCAATTTACCCCAAGTGTCTATTAACGAAGTATCGCCGTTGCTGAAATCTGCATCTGTTTGTGGGTAGTTTAATTGCCCTTCAGCGGATGGTCTGCGGCCAATACTGATTGCAAACGTATCTGCGCTCTTTGTGACTTGTACGCCTGTGAATAGCACGCTAATGCCACCTGTTTCCGAAACCAGTTGGGTAGTTCCAAATATGTAACTTGCGTCTAAGACGTATAAACTGCCTGTCACATGATTGCGAACTTCGTATCCCGTAAGCGGCTCGATCTGATACTCCCATTGCTTTACACTGGGCATTTCAAGCTGAATGTAATTGAATATTTGCTGTGACGTTGCGCCCCGGATCCCGTATGCATTACTTAGTCGTGTGAATGCTCCAGAAGTTGCAGCGGCTCGATAACTGATATAGAAAAAGCTATACCGTTCAACAGTCGTTGAGACAAGGTTTGAAGAATGTATGTCAGTGTATAAAGCCGTGCCTTCGTTTAAAATATTTCCTTTGTAATCCAAACACGCACGGTTATCGCACTCATTGTAACCTTTGGTAGTGTCAAAATTAGTTAGCCCGTTAATGCGTGTGCCTAAGGTAGATCTGATGCCAAACTCAACTGTTTTACACGGCCTTGTTGTTGATACGCTTGCAATAGCACAACGCATAATATGGCCATCAGTTGTTGCGACATTACGAGGCTCAGGACTACTACCAGCAAGCGACTGGTTAAGCCATGTGTCGCCGTCTTTTTCTATTTGTGATTGACTATTTGTGGTAACGACTCCGGTACGAACTGTTTTGAATGTTGCCTCAACAGTTAGTGTCGATCCGTCAACTTCAGACTTAAATGGTCCATTGGTTCTGTTCGTACAAATTGCCAATCCAGTACCAATTTTATACAACTCTCCTACAACAATAGAATCATCCCAGCTTTGTTGACGGCCTGCGACGACAGATGCAATGTCCTTGCAATTCTCGGAGTATGCGTCTTTAATAGAAAACCAACTTACAAAAGTGAATGAGTTGCTAGTCGTCCCTGGACCCTGCCAACTCGTAGTACTACGATCAAATCTAAACGTTGGGTATTGTTGAGTTGTCGTAACGTCAAGTTCTGAAAACGTAACAGAGCCGCTGCTCATCGACGCACTGGTTAGCACAGTTGTCCCGTCAATATCTGCCGTGCTTGTAAAAAGAGAAGGCCCTGAATACGAAGGAGCTGTAAGCCCAATTTCTTGCTGGGTGTCGTCTTCTACAAGGATTTTGTGAAACTGAACTACTTTTATATCATCTTCGGGATCGTCAGCGGTAAGATCATTTTTAAATCTAAGCTTAAACTTACTTGCCTTGAGTAATTCAAGCTCTGTGTCAACTGCGTTGTTGTTGCTGACGCTATCAAGACCGCTGCTGTTAAAAGAAATATTCACGGCAATATATGCCTTATTTGATCCCGCTACGTTTGTGCTGTCAATTACGGTAGTTCCTCCCCACGTAACGTTGACGCTATTGCCTACAACTACTGTAGTGATACTTACGGTCAGCCTGTTAAGAAGGCTTTGAGCTAAATTTTCAATGTTGCTGCTTTTGAAACGAGAAACAGCTTTTTTGTTGGAGCCCGATCCTGTGTCGAATTGCTTTACATAACCCGCTGGAGTTTCTGGGGTAATTAGCTCTTTTTCAATTACCCATGAACCTGTATTTGTAAGATCTTCAATGTCACGACCAAAAGTAGTGTCCTTGTCACTTGAAGAAAAAAGCTTATAAGTGGTCGTTCCACCGATAGCTCCCAGCCCTGAAGACGTGATCCCGCTGCGCGATCCATAAAATGCTTGAGCCTTTTTGCGGCTTGCATATTTTGCCTCGTCTAATACGCATTTAACTTCAGTCTTTCCCTCGTCGCCTTCAGGTAGCAGCTGTGCCCGTACCTGCGGTTCAAACGTCGGGTTAGGACGCATCCCAAAATCATTGCCACAAAATGCGTACACACCAAACGTTGTTTGGTTAGCTGGCTTATGACTCGCGCAAAAATCCTGAGTTACATTATTTCCGACACGAACACCAAACACTTCTGAACCGGCTAAGTTGCTGCTATTTCCTACGTCTTCGCTTGCACTACGCCCGTAAACGTGATCTCCTGGTGCAATACGTGTTGTAAGACCACTTGCATATCTTGCGTATACTGCCATCCTCGAACCAATTTGGTTGGCAGTTGTATTGCCGAAGTCGTAGCTAGTTAAAGTATTGCCACCAGACGCAAAATTACTAGGCTCAATAGCGGCTATTGGCCCCTCACCAACCAGAAAGATTGCCCTGAGCATCTGCGATCCGCCAAGGCTATAGATCTGCGACCAGAGCAGCTGCGTATTAACTCGAACGCCACCATACACAATAGATGCAATCGTTTCTTTATTTGTATAAACAAGCGGTATAACTGATCCTAAAGTTGAGATCTCTTGCGTTGAATTGAAGCCGTATCTTGGTGCAAAGCGTTGGTTTTGTGTTGTTGTTTGGCCGCCGCTACTTGTCGCCCTTAATTCGGGCGGTCTGCCTGGTTCGTTTTGATCAAATGATGGCTTTGGTCTTAGCAGCGTCGAAACAACAGTGAGGCCAACGCCAATCACTAAATTGGCGATTGCAATAATTGCAGCAGTTTCAAGCCCCGCAACTACGGCAGGCTCAGGAGCTTCTGCACTGCGCTTTCGTACCTCAGCCTTAAACCAAGAATACTCCTCATCCGTCAACCCCAGCATTGAGGCAAGATACTTATCGGATGGAAGTAAGCTGCTCATTACACAAATCGACGATACTGGGATTCTCGCATGGCTCGCGGTGGTAACCAGCACACGCCACGCTTGTGATGGACAACTAAAACCCCGTTCTCTACTACGATACCGACGCCAAGACCGCTTGCACCATTTTCAAACATGCAAACTGCATGTTCTTCTATTTCTGGCAATACCTCCGTTGCTTCGTCCCATAGCGCCTGCAATTCTTCCCATCCACCAGCAGCTGCTAATTCCATCCATTTGTAATCAAATGGCGGGTGGTAAACACCAACAGAATCTAATATCGCCCAGACCATTACTACGCAATCAGCACCCCGACCATTCTTTGGATGCTCACCAAAGACATGAGGCAAACCAATCCAAGGCTTCCAGTCAATCATCAGCTAACCACCAATGAACCAGACGTTGGTAACGCCCCAACGATTTTTGTATTCAAGACACGCCTTGGAACGTCTGACGCAACAGCATCCAGCGGTGAAGTTAGTTTCAACAGCACCTTCTCTGTATCCATGTCGTAACTAGCGACACGCCATAACTCAGATCGAATCAGTGCAACATCACTAAAGTTCGTCACATCGAGGCTGACAGTTTTTAAATCCAACAGCCAGCGGCTTTGAACGGCCTCGGCAAAAATGTTCACGCTGATCTCGTTAGTCGCAGCGCCTAACACTGCTTCGGAGCGGTCGCCACCTTTACTACCTGCGCCAGTTGAAACAGCAAAGGGCAGAAAGCTATATGTGACTCCGCTGTACGTTCTTGTTAAATTGACTGAAAAATTTTGATAGGCGTAAACGGTTGGTGTGGACGAGTCCTGCATAAACCGTGCATAGTTGACGAAGGCAAATGCGCTCATTAGCTAAGTCCTACTTTCTTTCTTGTTTTAACACTACCTTGCAAAGCGGAGAGTGTTAGTGATCTGCCGCGTTCAGCAGCCTGCGCCATGCCCTGACGATGCTGTTCTGCCGTAACGTATTCAACATTATTGATTACCGTTGATTCATACCTCACATCAATTGGATCTGGATTTGACAGCATCATTTCGGTCATGCGTTCTGTTTCGCGGGTGCTGTTGGTGATCATTGTGTTTCGCTGCGTGTTCAGCTGCTGACGGGTAGCCTCGGTGCTACGCATTGCAGAACCTTGTTGCGTTAGCTGCTGACGGGTTTCGCTGTTAGACAGCACCATGCCGCTGCTGGATGGAATCATCAACTCTGGGCCGCGCTCTCCCACGATGTAGGGCGTGTTTGCACTTACTGGGCCGCCGTTTGCCATGAAACCACCGAAACTTCCGCCGCCAAAGTCTCCGAGGGAGTTGCCTGTAATGCTTGGTGCGCTGGGATTAAACCCGATGCCACCAGGGGGGCCACCAGGCAGCAACCCGACAACAGCATTCAGAATCGCCATTGTCACCATCTTTGCAATAATCTGACCAGCCATATCCAAGAAATAACTGCCAACACTCTTGAAGAAATCAGCCAATGCTTCTTTTGCGCTTTTTGATCCACTGATTGCATCCGTAAACGACTGCGAAAATGCCCCGCCAATAGCGTTTGCTGCGCCAGTGATTTGATTGATTGGATTTACTAGATCTTCCAGCTCTTTTTTCAAACTGCGAATGTTTTGGCCTAAACCTTCCGTCAACGTGGGATCTATTGTTTGGCGGAATAAGTCAGTCTGCTGTTCAGCATTTGGATCTCCTGCGTCTATCCTTGACTGCCTAAATCTATCTATCCTTTCCTGCTTGCCGACCAGCCCAAGCTGATCGCGTAGGTTGAAAAGCTCGTCTTCAGAAGCTTTGGCAATTCTTTCTGCAGCTATAGCAGTTTCTTGCGTAAGATCAAGTTTACGGCCATTGGCTGAAATTACAAGCTTCTCAAGCTCAAAAGCTTGCTTTTCCCCTGCAATCCTCTCTTTTAAAAGCCTCTCCTGTGGATTTTCTATGCTATTCGCAGCATTCATAGCGTCTATGTATTGATTTCTTATTCGCAGCTCTTGATCCGCAAAATCAAGGTTTATTTCATTGTTTTTTATCGTATTTACGAGTTCTGCGTTGTTATCCTCTTGCGCTCGGACTAGGGCCAGTGAATTAGCAAGTTGAAATCTTTGAATTTCTAATAATGGGCTTGATCGGAGAATTGAATCGTATTCGTTCTGCAAGCTAATCAATCGCGAAAGCGTTTGATCCGCACTACCTTTGCCGCCGCCGCCGCCGCCGGTATCAGTGCCGGTAGGATCGTCATATACGGTTAGAGGTTCTCTTTTTGGCGGTGCCACAGTCTTTGAGCTTAAAATTCTTTGAGATTTTTGAATCTCCAGTAAAGTTTCATTTAGCCTGCCTCTTTTTGCCCCAACCATCATTGGGCCAATCCCTGGGATACCGGCGAGTCCGCCGAGATCTTTTATCTCTTGACGCTGCTTATCTCTTTTCGCTAGAAGCTGTGTAAGATTTTGCTCTTCTGCTCTCAAAGCAGCTTGAGCTTGATCATAGGGAAGATTCTGAAGAGTGTTATCAAACTCGCCTGACTCAAGACCTTGCAGCAAATTTTCTTGTTTTTTCCCAGAGCCAATGCCGTTGACTACATAATTAACGCCAACAGTAACAATGCCGATAGCAGCAAGACTCCCTAATGCTTTACCCAGCAAGGCAACCTTGCCTGCTGCAATTCCAGAAACGTCTCCAGTAATTTTTGCGGCAGTTCCGGTTCCTACTAAAGAGGCAATAGTCGCAAGCTTAAGACCTGCGATCAACTTCATTGCCTTGGATACTAAGACTAATTTTGCGGCAAGTGCAGCTGCCGTACCGATTGCCTCTCTATTCCTAAGAATAAACTGCATACCTTCCCCAACAGCCTTGGCTGTCTTGACCAAGCCCGGACCAATGTCAGTAATAAATTCCAAAAATGCCTCTTGAAACTCAGCACCAATCGGCTGAAGAGCTTTACCTATCTCAATCCGCATATTGTTATATGCGACTGTTAATCTTGCTCCAGCGGACTCGGAAGACCCCGCGATCTTTTCAGCCAATTCGCCGTATTCACCGCCTAATTGAACCAAGAACTTCATCAGGTCGTTCAGGCCAACCTCGCCACTTTGCAAGGCTTTTGTCAGTTCTGGCCCGGTCCTGCCTGATGCCTCAGCAATCTTGTTGAACGTACCGGGCAATCTTTCTGCAATCTGGTTGATCTCTTCTGCACTGACCTTGCCCTTCGAGAAAATTTGTACGAGTGCAGTTACGGCTCCTTCAACTTGTTCTGCCCCACCGCCAGTGGCCGTAATAGCAGCAGTGATATTTTTAAAAGCAAGCTCTGCATCAGCAACACCGCCACCAGCGCCTTTTACTGCTGCAGTAAGTCGAGTGATTCCCTTGATAGCGACTTCTTGTGGAACATTTAATTCCTTCGTGACATTGGCGGCAGCGGCTACGGCTCTTGCATAGTTTCCTTGACTTGCAATCGCATCGCCTTGCACCTCCGTAATCCCTTCTAGGGCGATCTTCAGTCTCGTAATACTCGCTGCATAGTCAGCAAACCCACCAAGTTGCTGTCTGAGCTGGCCTACCTGAGCGCCAAGTGCAGCACCAGCAAAAGACCCGCCAACACCACCAACCGCGCCACCAATTGCGCCACCAAGAAATCCTTCAGGACCACCAAAGATTCCGCCTGAAATCGTTGCACCAGCAACCTGGGCTGCTTTGCCGGGGGAGAATTTGCGGCGGCTCATGCGCTTACTAGCTTTTTCCGCCTGCCTGTCCAGGCTTTCAATCTGCTGGGTTAAACGCTTAAATGCAGCCGTAGTCGTAGGCAGCTCGTTGCGCTTTCTCTCCAAAGCGGCTCTAAGGTTATTTATTCCAGAAATACTCCCATTGTTTGCGGCTTTAGCTTTCCTGATCTCTGCGTTGTATGGCTTATATGCAGTGGCAGCTTTTCTTAGCGCATTGGCTTGCTTTTTGATTGGCTCGCTCAGCCCTACAGCGGGAGATGTCACGTCTACAGCTGGGGCGCCCCTAACCACTTCCCTCCCAACACCTATCCGTCTGGCCATACCAGGACCAGTTGATGTTGTCCCGCCTGCAGCAGGCAGAGCTAAAGTTTGCCGCAACCTTTGAGCTTCTTGGTTTATCGAATCCAAGAATGCTTGCCCTCTTTGCCTATAAGCTCTTCTGCTCGCAATGCTGCCGCGCCCTCTTGCAATAATTGCGCCGGTTTGTGGATCCCGATAGCCTCCAGCCCCAGGGGCAAGACCTGAACTACGCGCATATTCTTGCTGGTCTGCGATTTTTTGCGCTCTACGAGTTGACGCAGACTGAGCAGCCGCAACCCTGTCGTAAGCGTCAGCCGTACTGTTAAGTATTGTGTTCAGGTCTGCCTGCTTTGAAGCTATTTCTTGGGTAATTCTTTTATAAGATTCCCCTGGAGTTGTATTGGCTAATTGAGCCTGAAGCTCAGAAATCTCAAGATTTAAAGCTGCTGCTGTATTTGGCAGGCCAAGTTTTCCAGCTGGTCCCTGCGCGAAATTTTGAAATGCAGCACTACTAAACATTTCGGCGTTTGCCCTTACTTGCTGCCTCCCCACGGAGCGACTCTGGACTTGGCCAAGCAAAGCAATTCTCGTCTGAGTTTGAAGGTATTCATTGCTCGTAAAATTAAGGGTTTTCATCCCCTCGGATAATCGACCAATCTGTCGCTGAATTTTTTCAAGATTCATCGCAGGGCGCTGAGAAGTCTCAAAGCCAGCATTAAATTTCTTGACTTCTATGTTGACTTCCTTTAATCGACCCTGCAAAGCATCAATATCTTTTGCAATTTGAGCAAAGGCTGAAGACCCTGGCCTGGCTCTGCCTTTTAAAACTTCAAGTTGCGAAATTACGGCTTTAATATCAGCAGCAGAAGACTTGGCAGCATTACCTGTTTTGACAAATCCAGCCCTTTGCTGCTCTAGCTCATCAGTGGAGCCTCTAAGGGTTGACTTAAGATTGCCGATACTTGCACCAAGCTCGCGATAAACCTTGCCGCCCATAGCGGCCTGTTCGCGCAAGCCTTCAAACGCTTTGATCTGACCTTTTATTGTCGCTTCACTATTACCAACTTCTTTTGCAAACTTAGCAA